CCCGAGGCTGAAGCAGAAGCCGCTGGTGAAGAGATGGGCTTCGATGAAGCCATCCGCGCCGGAATGACGGAGTAACCGGAGGTTTAAGCGGTGGATATACCCGCAACCTCCGATAACATTCCGGGGACGCTAGTTCTGCGGGACGCCAGCAACGGCGTTTCGATCGCAAGTTGCAAGATTGAAACGTGGTCATCCAGTTCGGACTTAGATAATTTACTTGATGGTTCGACATTCGGTGCCGTGGTTGAGGGGCCAACCAACTCCCACGTAGTAGTCGGAATCAGGGACAATGATGCGTCTGACTCCTTCAGCATTGTATCTGGAGGAGGTAACTACATGACGGACAATACTTTTGATACTGTTGTGTTAAACTGCAAAGCCAACGGAAACGTGGGTGTGGGCACTACGTCGTTCGGCACGTCGGCTGCGAAAGTAATCAGCATCGCTAATGGCACTGCCCCAACAACGTCTCCAGCAAACATAGGACAGCTTTACGTGGAGGCTGGATCTCTTAAATACCGGGGGTCGTCGGGAACGGTAACAACAATAGCTAACGCATGATCGCCGACACCGAAAGATTGATCGACGGCTTCCGCGGCCTTCCGGCGGGAATGGACGGCTCGAAGGAGCCGCCCCAGACACCAAGCGAAGCCGCTTGGTATGCCACTAACGTCACGTTCCGCGGAGGAAACGGACCTCGAACCCGTCCTGGGTTCCGCGAGATCCCTCCCGACTACTGGCGTAATCCACAGCCAGTTCGCACCGCGACAATCACGATTTCCGGCGGTATCGCCACGGCGACCGTGACGGGTGGACACGGCTACGACAACAAAGACAAGGTGACGATTGCTGGAGCCACCCCCGCAGGGGTCAACGGGACTTTTACGATTACAAAAACAAGTGACACTACTTTTACTTTCGCTACATCGGCTACCGGAACAGTAACCGGAACGATCACCGCGAGGCGCGATATTGATTCGACCTACGCGGAAGATTTTAACAACAGCACGACCAGCCGCATCCGCTACGCGAATGACATCCTCGGGGCGATCTATGTCCAAGGTGCGACCGTCTATCAGGACCCCCGCGAAGGAAACCCCACCCAGATGATCGTGGTCGCCGACGGGAAGATCATGGCTCTGAATTTCAACGACGCCTCGGTCTACCGGCTCAATCTCAGTGATGAGGTTGCCGACGATGTCCCAGTGTATTTTTGCCAAGCCGAGAAATTTATCATCATCCAAACCGGACAGGATGAGCCTCGGGTCTACGACGGTTATGACCTGCGTCGGGCCAGTTACTATGGAACCCAAGTCGTTCCGATTGGGAAACAAATGGCTTACGGCCAAGGGCGGCTTTTTGTCGCAGTGAACGAGGGAGCCGAGATCATGGCCGGTGATCTGGTCTTTGGTGGTTCGACGACCAATGTTTCCATCACCAGTTCCAGTGCCGCCAACCCGAGCGTCATTTCTACGGCAACTGCTCACGGCTTTGTCGCCGGGAACCAGATCACGATCCAAGGGCATAGCAGCACGCCGCCGATCAATTCGACCTATACCGTGGCGACTGCCCCCACCACAACCACGTTTACGATCCCGACCCCTGTCACCAGTGCGGGTAGCGGGGGCTTCGTCAGCCGATTCAACGCAGGCCAAGACAGCGACCTTCTCCGCTTCACTGAAACCACGTTCCTTAATGAAGGCGGCAGCTTTGCCCCGACCGGAAAAGTGGGACGGGTGTCGAGCCTCACTTTCCTGACGGTGCAGGATACCGCGACTGGCCAAGGCGACTTGATCGCCTTCTGCGAGCGTGGTGCGGTGACTTTCCAAGTCTCGGCTCCCCGCGATCAATGGAAGAATACCCAAGGATTCCAGCGCGTCCTCTTCGATAACATCGGCTCGGCCTCGGAAAGCATTATTCCAGTCAACGGCGATTTGTTTTTCCGCAGTAAAGAAGGCAATGGCATCCGCACCTACCGCAATGCCCGCGGTGAATCTGATGGCTACGGTCAGACCCCGATTAGCGCGGAGATTGATCCTGTATTGAAGCAAGATACCCAATGGATGCTCGATGGGGTCAGCTTTGCCAACTTCGACAATCGTCTCTTGATGACGTGTCTTCCACGGCAATACCCGCGCCGAGCCGACAACGACGCCCAAGCGGAGACCTACGCCGCCCAGCCCATTCCGACTTTGTTCGACGGTATTGCTGTGCTCGACTTCCAATCTTCCTCCAGCGGGCGTGGCAAAGCTGCCGCCGTCTTTGACGGCGTGTGGACAGGACTGCGAATCATCAAGCTCGCGCCGGGAACCTTTGACGGTGATCCGCGCTGCTATGCCGTGTGTCTCCATGAGGACAACACGGGGCGGCGGGTGGAGATCTGGCAGATCACCAAAGAGGACGAATATGACTTTCCGGTCGAAGGTCCGCGCCGTATCGAGGCTGGCATCGTAACCAAGGCGTTCGACTTCGAGGATAACATGAGCCTCAAGAAATTGATCCGTTGCGACCTTTGGTTCGATGACCTCGGCGGAGGTAACGATTTTCCATTTGAGTGCGAACTGGCCTACCGGCCCGACGACTACCCGAACTTCACAACTTGGCAGCGGTTCGAGCGGAGGTTTGCCACGGATTTTCTTTTGCAGGATAAGAACCTCTTGGCTTTCACCGAAGCTATCGACAACGCGGAGTGGGTTAAAACACGGGTAACGGTGTCTACAGACTCGACAACAGATCCTATTCAACAGCAAACAACCGTGGATCTTCTGCAAGAAGATACGGCGTCCGGAACTCACCTAACGTATGACACCAGTCCCGCGCTCGTGTCCGGATCGTCCTACACATTTTCCATATACGCAAAAGCCGCCGGAAGAAGCCGGATTTACTTACAGTTCCAAGCGGGATCTGCGTTTTCTACGGCGCAGACTGCACACTTTCTTTTGGATGGGGGCGGCAGTATTACCAGCCTCTCAGCAACATCAACAGCAATTATTACGCCGTTGCCGGATGATTGGTATCGGGTCTCCATCACTTCCACCACTACTGGCGCGGGCACCGTGCGAGCCACAATCGGGCTTGTCGCATCTGGAACCACCACCAGTTACGTGGGAGACGGGACTTCGGGGATTTATGTCTGGGGAGCCCAGTTGGAGCAAAACGATGCCCCCACCTCTTACGACCCTAATCCCCCACAGTTGCTTAACTACGAGCGCGGCTACGCGCCCCAAGTAAGATTTCCCGCCCCACCCAGGACAGCCAATCTGGCGACGGACGTGCCCGCCTACTTGGGCCATGACTTCACGCTGCGGGTCAACTGGACCGGACGCGCCCACCTTGGACGGCTCATGCTGCACGGGCATAAGCTGGTGGAGAATGTGGGAGGAGGCACCCTGTGAGCACGACTCTGAAAGAAATCTACAACATTGATACCTCCATCGAACCGGCGATGGATTCATGGTCGAGTCTCCCTGATGGATTCCGGCTTCAGTTGGGACTCACTCGTCAAACTTCCTCGGTGGTGGGCAACGGAACCACGACAACCGTCACGACAACCGTCGCCCACGAGTTTTCGGCCAGTAGTTCGGTCGTCATTTCCGGAGTCACTCCTTCCGGGTTCAACGGCATCTATACGATTGCTTCTACCCCGACCACCACGACTTTCACCTACGCCAACGCGACCAACGCCACGGCGACCGTCCAAGGCACCGCCGAACTCAGCACTGACCGGGTTCTGCTCTTGGACGACCTCGGCAACAAGTTGCTCATTCAGTAATAACCGCATATCTTAACACATGGCCACAGCTTACACATCTGACCGCAAAATTGGGGCGCTAGAGAGCGCCTCGACGCCTCTGGCCGCGACCAATCAACTCGTCATCGAGCAAAATGGCGACACCGTAAAAACGCCGTTGAGTGCGGTCGAAGCCAAAGTGTTCGACGCTAAAACCGCCGTGACCGCCCCTACCGGCACCGAAGTGGTGGTCGTCCGGCAGACCGACAATAGTTTGCGCCAAGTAGCCTTGGCCGACATTGTCCCGGCGCTCAATATCACCAACGCCAAGGTAAGCGCCTCGGCGGCAATCGTCGACACCAAGCTGGCGACCATTTCCACGGCCGGAAAAGTGGCCAATTCAGCAACCACTGCGACGAATGCTAACACGGCCAACGCCATCGTGACGCGGGACGGCAGCGGCAACTTCTCGGCGGGGACAATCACCGCGACTTTGGCGGGGAGTGCCACGGGGAATGCCGGCACCGCAACTAAATTAGCTACTGCCCGCACTATTGCGATCAGCGGCGACGTAACCGCAACCGGGGTTTCGTTCGATGGGTCAGATAACATCACGATATCTGCGGCGATAACAGGTAACTCCATCATCAACGCCGACATCAATTCAGGTGCGGCAATCGTCGACAGCAAGCTGTCCACGATTGCCACGGCGGGAAAGGTGGCTAATTCCGCGACGACGGCGACAAACCTTAACACGGCCAATACCATCGTGGCCCGTGATGCCAGTAGAAACTTTTCAGCAGGAACGATTACGGCAGACCTTGTGGGGAATGTGACGGGGAATGTGACGGGTGACGTGACGGGTGACGTGACGGGTGACGTGGCGGGCTCGGCGGGAAGTTTGGCGGTGGGGGGGACTATCGGCATGACTGGCGATGTGGGTTACGTAAGCAGCGTATTCAACGGCACTGCGGGCGTCACAGGGGTGGCGACCATCGCAAACGACGCGGTCACTTTTGCCAAAATGCAAAACAGCGCAGCGGCAGGACTTTCGGTCGTCGGGCGCAGCACCAACTCCGCTGGCGATTTTTCCGAGATTTCGGCCGCAACCGACGGCCATGTGTTACGTAGAAGTGGAGTAACGGTGGGCTTTGGGCAGATTGTCTCTGCGGGAATTGCTACTGATGCCGTAACTACCCTAAAGATCTTAAATAGTAATATAACCGTGGAAAAGCTCGCTGACGCAGTGCAGCAGGCGTTGGTTCCTGCTGGTGCTGTGCAAGCCTTTGCCATGAACAGCGCCCCGAGCGGATGGCTGGCAGCGAATGGAAGCACAATCGGATCGGCATCCAGCGGAGCTACCAACGCTTCGGCCGATTACTCGGCCTTGTTCACTGTGCTTTGGGACAACTGGACCAACACACTGTTGCCGATTCTTAACAGTGCCGGAGCGGCCTCAACGAGGGGCGCTTCTGCTTCGGCAGATTTTGCGGCCAATAAGCGACTTCCGTTGCCGGACCTACGAGGCTACTTCGTGCGCGGCGTGGGTGTCGCCGGTCAAAATGGAACCAACAGCGACGGCACGGCGTCGGGGACTTTTGGTGCGAAGCAGGCAGATGCGCTGGAAACCCACACGCACACGGTGTCCAACGGGAAAAATGTGAACACACTGGAACCGGCCTCTGGCAGCAGCGGGTTTAATCAGGTGTGGAACGGATTTACCACGGCAACGACTTCGGGACCGTCAACAGGCGCCTCGACGGAAACCCGCCCGAAGAACATTGCCCTCCTTTACTGCATCAAGTTCTAAAATCTTATGGCCCTCATCCCAGGAACACTCCCCAACGGAACCAAGTATCCCAACGACCCGCAGTCGTTGCTGGACACCTTTGCATCCTACCTCACGGCACCAGAAGCGAAGAAAAATCGTCCGACGGTGTCGGTTTACACTCCCGCCGCCGGATCGACAATCACGGCAAGCCCAAACGGGCTGGATGAAACCGTGTATCTCGATCACGGAAGCACGATCGCGACGATGACGTTTGTTTTCCCGAGTAACGCGAACAGTGTGACGGGGCAGACCTTACGTTTATTCGCTAGAAGTGAGGTCACCACGCTGACGATTTCATCTTCTGGATTGACGATACGCGCTGCCGCGCTGGCGTCTCCAAACCTTGCCGCCAACGGAAATCTTGCGTGGCAGAAAGTCGCCGCGAACACTTGGATTAGGATCCAATAATGGCGACCTACCTCGAAGCGCGTAATCTCCTCGCACCCTACGTCGACAATGGCGTGGCGGTGACGGATACCACGCGCATCGATCAGCGGATCGATGAAGCCCAGCGCCGACTGATCGACCATTACAACTTCCTCTCCCGCCGTGAGGAGAGTGCCCGACCGGCGCTGGTCTGGCAGCAGGGCGGCACGACGGGTGTCCCGACCACGGGTAACCTCATCCTCGACAACCTCGACGCGACCAAGAACATGATCCTCGCGATCTGGCGCGAGGAGAATAACCAGCTTGAGTTGTCTCAGGGGCTTGAGACCAAGGCGTATTCCTACATCGAGCGCAACATCACCAACGATGTGGAACGTGAGCGCCGGACAGACTACGAAGCGTTGGCTGCGGCGACCAATCAGAACACTTTTGGGGGTCTGACAGGGCGCGTTGGCTTGGAAACCGTGATACAATACCGGCTCCCCGAAAGTCGCATCAAGAGCTTCATCAATCAGGCTTACCAGCAAGCGGTAGACCACTACAATTTCGTCAGCCGCCGCGAAGACAAAGAGCGAACTCCGATCACCTTTGCCGCACTGACTTCTAATGCCACGATATTCGATCCACTGATCCCCATCGAGGTGGTGAGGCTTTTGACCTTGGCTTTGATCGTGACCGATTCGGGTGGTGATGGTGGCGGTCTGAAGACACAAGCCTTGGAGTTGATCGACCGCAACGTGACGGCTTTGGTCGAGCAAACCCGGCGTGATGCTGCGGGGGAAGAAGGTCGTCTGCACAACGAATTGGTCGAGGGGGTCAAAGTGCCCACCACTCGGATGACGACTTACCTCGCCCAGGCGGCGACTGACGCTGGGGCGCACTGGGACTTTCTTGCCCGGCGTGAGGATTATTCTTCGGGGACTAAGCCCAATCCGTTTTCTTTTGAGGTGAGGAAAAAGCTGGTCGAGTCGTATATCGCCACGGCCAATGGCGCTCCCGATATTGCCACTTCACTCAAACAAGAAGCCTTTTCGCTGATCGAACGCGATCTCATGGATGAGGTCGAGACTGTTCGACGGGCTCTGACAAACGAGGAGGGACGGCTCCACAATGAACTTCCCGAAGGCGTCAAAATTGCCACGGGGCGGCTGACGACGTATCTTGCCCAAGCGGCAACCGAAGCCGGAGCCCATTGGGACTTTCTTGCCCGCAGGGAAGACTACTCCTCGGGGACCAAGCCCAATCCGTTTTCTTTTGAGGTCCGTAAGAAGCTCGTCGAGTCCTATATCGCCACGGCCAATGCGGCACCCGATGTCGCAGCGTCTCTCAAACAAGAAGCCTTGTCGGTCGTTGAACGCGACTTGATGGCCCAAGTCGAAGCGGCCCGTCGGGCTGCGGCGGGGGAAGCGGGGCAGCTTCACAATGAACTCCCCGACGGCGTGCGCGTCTCGACGACCCGCATGAATACCTACCTCGCCCAAGCGGCCACGGAAGCAGGGGTTCACTACGACTTTCTTGCCCGCCGAGAAGACTATGCGGGTGGAACCAAACCGAATCCTTTCACCTACGAAGTGCGTAAGAAGTTGGTAGAGTCGTATATCGCCACGGCCAATGCCGCTCCGGACGTGGCAGCGTCTCTCAAGCAGGAAGCCTTTGCCGTTATCGAGCGCGACTTGATGCGAAACGTCGAGGCGGCGCGTCGGACGGCTGCTGGAACCGAAGGCAAGCTCCACAACGAACTCCCCGACGGCGTGAAGATCCCGACGGCACGGCTGACGACTTATCTCACCCAGGCGGCGACCGAGGCCGGAGCGCATTACGATTTTCTGGCTCGCCGTGAGGATTACTCATCTGGCACTAAACCGAATGTTTTCCCTTACGAGGTGCTCAAGCCCTTGGTTGAAGGCTACATTGCAACTTTGCGTGGTGCTGTCGATGTGGCTGCGGCCAAGAAACAAGAAGCCTCGGCCATCATCGAACGCGATCTCATGGAAGAAGTTGAGGCGGCACGTCGTGCCGCAGTGGGTGAAGAGGGTCAACTCCACAATGAACTTCCTGAAGGTGTGCGGATCGCCACAGCTAGAATTAACGAGTATCTAAGCCAAGCCGCCGCCGAGGCTGGCGCTCACTGGGACTTCTTGGCCCGTCGTGAGAATTATTCGAGCGGAACCAAACCGAATCCTTTTACCTATGAAGTGCGGAAAAAATTCGTGGAAAGCTATGTCGCGACCGGGGCTGGTCAAATCGAAGCCGCGTCGGCGCTCAAAGCCGAAGGCCAAGCGTTGATCGAGCGTGACCTGATGGAGGAAATTGAATCAGCCAGAAGGTCTGCCGGTGGAGATGAGGGTCAGCTTCACAACGAGCTACCCAACGGGGTCACCATCCCGACACCGCGTCTGACCACTTACTTGTCTCAGGCTTCGACCGAAATCGGGGCGCAGCAGGATTTCTTGCAACGCCGTGAAGACTACAACGGTCCCGCACCGACACCGACCTACGAGCAGAAGAAACTCTTGGTTGAAAGCTATCTGGCGACTTCTATCGGACAACCGGATCTGGCAACTGTTCTCAAACAACAAGCCTTTGCCCTAATCGAGCGGGACGTTTTCACGGCGATTGAAGCCGCACGCCGCTCGACCCGCGAAGCGTTGCTCGCTTCGGCCAACGATACTTTTGGCTACCACTGGGGACGGATCGGGCTGGAACTACCCGAGGCTTACCGACTCTCGGACTCCGCTGTGAAGCGCATGGTCAACGCGGCCGAGGAGCAACTGATGTTTGCCGGTAAGTGGGTTGGCACCGTGGCCGAGTATACGCTGACCGTAAATGCCACGGGTGAGTTCTTTCTCCCCCGTGAGGTCGAGACGATTCTCTATATGTCTTTCGACGGTGACCCCAAGCCCGTGCACGATCGGCTCAACGAGTGGATTCGCGGCGGCACCGGATACCGTGAGACGGACGACAAGTGGCGTGAAGGCGCGGTCGACCGCGGCGAAGCGATCGATCCGGCCGACAGTCTTCTCAAACGCAAATACTGGATCACTCTGCCGACCGAAGTGCCGGTAGTCCGGATCTTGGCCAAACGCCGCTTCATCCCCCATACCGCCGACGCGGACGCGATGTATCTGCGTAACTACCAAGCGATTTACGAGGCGACCAAGGGGATTCTCTTGGGCGGTGACCAGATCACCCCGCACATCGAAAAAGCCAAGGAGATGCTGGCCAGCCAGATCGCCCAACAGAATTTCTCGGGAAACAAAGGAGCAGCCCACACTCGCAGAGTGCTGGCTTTCAGGTAAATTAAATACTATGAATACGATTAACGGATTACCTTACGGGGGGTTGCAAAACTCACAATTTAATCAGCCAAGGCCGATGGGCAGTGTTTTAACCGGAGCGATTGGCGCGGCAATGGGCGAGGCGCAATCAGCCATGCAGAACGGTGCGGTTGGCCAAGCGATGAATCAAGCTACTGCCCAAATCGCCTCGGCGGTCGCGCAAGAAATGGTCGCCGCGGTGACCCAAGCTGCCATGCCCTACACCGGCCAAGGTAATGCTTTTGGCCAAGTAGCAGGTCAAAGAGCGGGAATCAGTGGGAGTGGGTATGCCCAAAAAGCTTCGCAAATGGAACAACAGATGCGGGCGTCGATCTTAGGCTCACAGTTACAAGCGCCACGAAGCCTGATGCCAATCCGCCGCTAGTGCGTTTCCGTGATATAGTAATAACCGAATAATGACCGCTGAACTAGACTTTCCAGAACTTAAAGATCTGTCGCCGGAGGAGTTTGAAGCCAAGGCGAACGAAATCGTCGATGACATCGAAGAAGCCATTGCTCGCCGACTTGTCTTGGTCGATCTGCCGGTGACCCATCGCTTTACCCCCGGCCTTTATATTCGAGAGATCCACATGCCCGCAGGGGTTGTTCTGACCAGCCGCACCCATAAATACGAACATCCTTTTGTTATCTCCAAGGGTGTGCTGTCCGTCTGGTCCCTCGACGAGGGCGCGGTGACTTATCGTGCCCCACACACCGGAATAACCAAACCCGGAACCCGGCGTGTTCTCCTTATCCATGAGGACACCGTCTGGACGACTTTCCATACCAACGAAGATGACGAGCAGGATCCCGAAGAGATCGTTTATCGCGTGACCGAGCGGCATGAAAATCCCCGAATGAGGGAGGCGCTGAGTTGCCGTCCGGAATGTGAAAAGGTGCTTCTCAACCAAAGACAGGAGGCATTCGTATGAGCATGGGTGTTATCGCTGGGGTCACTACCGTTGTTAGTGCCGGAGTTGGAGTCGCTGGGGCACTGGGAGCCTTTGGCGGTGGAGGGGGAGGAGGAGGAGGTAGTATGTCTGGAATAACTAAAGCCCAGATGGATCAGTATATTGCTGACACTAGGGCCGATGGGGATCGCCTGATTTCTCAAGTTGGGAGTATCGCCAATAAGCTCCAAACCGACGTAGCCAGCCTCGGGTCGGCTTACGCCAAAGATGCCAACGACCAAGAGAAGCAAGCGATTGAACGAATCAATCGCGCCAATGAAATCCTTCAATCTCAGGCCAGTGAGCGTTCGGCCAATTTTGCCCAAGACATTCAACGGGCCATCGATGATCTGGCATTCGGCACCGAAGTCCTAAACCTCGGTTCGCGAGCCGATACCTTGAACCAGTTAAATGCGTTCAAGACCGAAGTCCAAGACATTGAAAAGACGGCTCTTGAGAGAGTCGGGGTAGCTTTGGACCGCGCTGATGCCGACACGGCGAGTCTCAATCAAGATTTCCAGTCCCAGACTGGGGCGCTCGGTGACAGATTTGCCGAAGCCGGAAAGACTTTCCGCGAAGATTCCGATGCGCTTACCCGCGAAAACCAAGCGGACATTCAGCGGTTCCAAGCGGATTCGGGAGCATTGGGCGATCAAGCAAGAACCGACGCCCAGACTTTTCGCAGTGATTCACTCGCAGCCGGAGACCGTTTCCGCAAGGATCTTGAGGATTTTCAGTCAGGGTCAAAATCACTCGGGGACTTATTCCTCGATCGCGCCTCGCAAGCCCAACAACAGTATTTGAGCACGATGGGCCAAGCTACGTCTACAGACTCATCGCGAGTTCTTCAATTCACCCAAATGGCCGATCAGCTTTCCCAAGCCGCCGTCCAGACCCGTGCCAATATGTTAGCGACCGCCGATCCTCGCGGCGTGGAGCTTTCGCAGATGGCAGATGAGAACGCCGCGGCGATGTTGCAGGGGCGCATCGGTGCTGATGTGCAAGCGAACCTGTCCCGATCGAGCGCGATGCGTGCTTTGCAGGGTGGGTTCGGGGCGTCGAGTGAGATGGGCCGAGGGCTAACGGCGCGTGATCTTGGTCTGACTTCGCTTGATCTCCAGCGCCAAGGGGCGGCACTCAACGATTCCCAGCGGACGCTCAACTACAACACCCGTGTCGCAGGTCTACAATCTGATGCCGGAGCGTTGATGCGCGACAACAATGCACTGTTAAGTGAACAAGGGCGCACGCTACTTGGTTCACAAATGCAGACCGCTGAGATCGACCGCAAACAGCGGCAAGCTGGGTTGGATAGCTTTTTAAGAGGGGCAGAAAGCGACCGCAACCAGCGGCAGGGCATTTACGAATCTGTGCTTCGCGCTTCCGATGCGGAACTTGCAAGAAGGCAGGGGGCTCTGACGACTTCTTTGGGCGCACGACAAACAGATGCTACACGCAGACAGGGTGTTTTCGACACCGGACTGCGAGCCGCCGAAAGCGATCGCAACCAGAGGTTCGGTGCCTTGGAGCGCGGATTCCTGACGCAGGCCGACAACGTCGGATCCCGTCGCGATGCGGCCGTCGGGTTGGCGCGGGACATCTACGGCACTCGCACCAATGTCGCGGGAACCGCGCTGAATGAAAACCTGTCCAATCTCGGCGACATTTACAGTAACCGCTACCAGACGGTCGGCAATATCTTCAACACCCGCACGGCGCTCGGAGAGCAGATGTTCAAGACGGGGATCGGGTTGTCGAGTGACATGTATAGCAGCGCGGTGACCGCCTCTTCGGATTTCTACGGCACAAATGTCAACGTGGCCGGCAATATCTTCGGGACCACGTCGACCGCTTCGACCAACGCTGCCAACCTCCGTGCCCAAGCCGAGCGTGATCGGCTTGACGCTATGACCCGCGCCCGCGGTGCCGCGGCAGGGACAATGGCGGCGGCGGCACAACAGGACTTACTCAACAACCAACAAAATACCGCTTCAAATAACGCGATGTGGGGTTCGCTGGCCAACACTGGAGCTTCACTCGCAGGCAATATCTTCGGGAATATGAATTTCAGTGGCAGCGGTTTTGGAAGAACTCGGACAGGGACACCTTCGTTCGGCGGCACCTACGACACTAACACTTACAGCGCCAGCAGCAGACCTGTCGCTGTTCCGGCGGGGATGCGCTAACATTTTATGTCGTCTTTCATCCAACCCGTCAGACCGATCGACACCGCTCCGCCTTGGGACTGGAACCCTGGGCAGACGTTTGTTACGGCGTTTAACCAGACTAGCTTGGCTCAGGCTGAATCAGAAAAGTTGCGCCTCGCCAACGAACTGGAGACTTTTTTGATCCCGCTCAAACAGAAAAAAGCGGCATTCGACTTGGATAAAATCCAATACGAAACCGAGCTACAGTCCGTAGTGCTGGACCGCGCCCGCCAAGCTCAGAGGCAATCTTACCGCGATGAAATCAGCCGAGCAAAAGGTCTTGGGGGTAACAATGCTCCGGCTACCAATGCACAAGGATTTCAAAGTAAGTTTGGCTGGGGGAGTAAAATTGCCACGCCGCCTCAAGCTGCTTCTCGTCCGAAGCTGACATGGCAAGTGGTAGCCCCAGCCCAACCAAACCCCACGGGACCCTAGCATGAGCCTACGTATTCAAGTCGATGGTGTCGGTCTCGTTGAGGTCGATCCGAGTTTTCAGGAGCTTTCCCCGCAAGAGCAGGAAAGTCTTATTGGTGAGATCAAGCAAAGTGTCTCCGGTGGTCGGATGGCCAGCGATGCCGTAGCTCCCGCTCCGGCGTCCACGCCGATCAATGCTTCGCGGTCTAACTTTGATCTGGACGCGGCTATCCCCGATCCGCAGCCCCAAGCAGTGCAGAGTGCAGCACCGCAGCAAGCTGGGCAGAATCCTTTGGCTGGGACGCCTTTTGATTACCAGCGTGGATCACAAGTCCTTGAACAATTCGCCGCGGATTTCATGGACAAGGAGAACATCGTCACCGGAGCGAAGTATGGTGACAAGGCGATGATCGAAGAAGACTGGATCAACGCCCGGAATCAGATCTACGCGCCTGAATTCGAAAGACTCGGCATCAATCCCGCCAAGGCACAAATCGCGGCCGATCAAGTGGTCAGAGGCAAAGCGAGAAACATGCTCGAAGCTCTCGGGATTCCTGAACCGCAGAACAACCCAGCGGTCAACCTTTCACCGGAGCAAGTCGAAGAGGCGAATAAGATCCAAACCAACATACTAAACAACATCAATCTGGCCAACGAGACTGAAGACCCAGCCCAAAAGCGGGCGTATCAGCGCCTCGCTTCGGAAGGGACTCAAAAGTTGCGAAGTATGAGTGGAGCACCAGAGCCCACACCTTTCGAGCGAATCGAAAACATAAACAGCGTCTTGGGTGAGCTTGGTCGTAAGAGAGAGCGCGGAGGTCTTGGCACGGTAGAATACGACGGAGTGCGTTACCCTGTGTCAGGAGCGGCGGAACTCGAAGCTGATTTGGCCTCAGAGCAAGCCGACCTTCTCGATCGTTTGGCAACTGATCCCGAAGCGCGGGCCTCAATTCGTGTGCGTCCGCAAAACGCGATTGTCTATGAGACCGACAGTAAGGGTAATCCCCGCAAAAGCGCGGATGGTAAATTCGTCATCAACCCGAAAGCGACCGCAGCGAAGTGGGATGAACTGCAAAACAGCGCACGGGAGGGTGAGCTTATCGAGCGGGAAGACGGGACGATCGGGCCTTTCATGGGGGCAAAAGAAAAGAGAAGAGGTGGTGACGGGTATTGGACGCCGGACGCGCTAGAGCCGGCCTTGGCTGGTGCTGGCGTGGTCGCCGGGGGAGTTGCTACCGGAGTCGCCCGTTTAATCCCTAAAGTCGCGAGCGTGGCAGGGGATGCCGTATCTGCTTTTGACTCAATCACCGGAGGTCGGCAGACGCGCAACGCGATCTCTAAAATACCGACTGCACTTGGCGGAGGTAACCCTTCCGTAATGCTGGCTGAACGAGGTTTACGTTACCTTTCCGAGATCGGTCTGAAATCCCAGGAAGCAGAGAAAAAGAAGAAGCTGGCCGGCCAGTAGCACAGCCATCCGCCAACGGCTATATTAACGGATGACTTCGGAGCAGCGTCGGCAAGAGAGTGAGGCTTACTGGTTTCGGTCGCCAGCCGCCCGCAACGTGCTGGAAGATTTCGGGGCAGCCCGTGATGACGAAGAGGAGACGATCCTAACTGAGGAAGGTCAGGAGCCGGAGCCCGTGACCCTGACGCCGGAGACTAGTGTCGAAGACGTGGTCCGCAACGAACCCGAGCCGCCGCCTCAAGAATTTACCGATGTCTATGAGTTCTTCGCTTCGCAACAGGGCAAGGATTTAACCCAAGAGCGGTATGACGAGCGGGGGATTGAGGGGTATGAAGTCGGGGAGTTGTTCCCGCGGGAGCAACGTGGGCTAGGTGGTGAAGCTGGGGCGGGATTTGCCCGTGGTGTCGACCAGACACAGGCGATGGGATTCGGGTTGCTCGGGCTCATGGGTGAGGCGTTGGGGGTCGAGGGGCTCTCGGACTTGGGGGTCGATGGCTACATCCGCAACATGGAAGAGGCGGCAAAGAACCAAGCCTCGGTGCAGGATCCTTTCGAAGAAATCGGCGGGGCAGGAGACGCGGCTCGCTACGCGACCGGAATCATTTTCGAGCAGCTTCCTCAGTTGGCTCTCTCCTTG